TAATGTCGCCCGTCGATCTAACCAGGCGACCCAATGCTGGGCGCAATTCGTCGTCCGCAACGCCTGTGGCCAATGACATTTGAAGGATAGATTGTTCGGTGGCCTTGATTTGTGCCTGTGTTGCGCCTGTAGCGTTTTCCAACGCCAGTGCCAATTGTGTCTGTGCCTTTTCATCTTCAATGGCGGCCTTGACGCCTTCAATGCCGATTTTGATTGCGTAGGCACCTGCAGCTGCGGCTGCGGCCACAAATGCGGCGCCAACCATTTTTCCGACCTTGCCCATTTTGTCGCCGAACGAATCAACGTCTTGACTGGCTGATTTCAGCGACTTGTTGAGATTGTCAACGTCACCGAGGATTGAAAGTTTGAGGGTACGACTGCCAGCCATTAGTTGTATTCCTTAACTATTTTAGAAAACGATTCTTCCCATTTTTTGACAATATCTGGTTGAACGCTTCGAAGGGTTGGATAGATAAACCAGCCGCGAGAACCGCGACCTTCACGACCTGACCAGACTGGGAATTGCTTATATTTATTTGAACCAAATTCTGCGCCACCCCAAATCTGTTGGGTTGAGGCGCCACCACTCAATTTTTGTCCCGCGTAGCCAAATGAAATCTCACCAATTTTTGAAGACTTTGAAACCTTTGAACCGTCAGCAACGCGATTGTCCTGAAGGTTACGGGTACGGCTTGACGCAGCGGCTTTAATCTTGCCTTGAACCCAGGTGGCCAGTTCGCTGGTTGCCTGCTTCGCCTGGTTAGTTGCTTCTTCGTCCATTGCTTTGAAAGAACGGACAATGGCGCGCAACTCATTCTTGTCATAACTGATCGCGTCAGCTGCCATTTGCCCGTCCTTCCAGAATTTCAAGCACTGTCAAAATGTCCTCAGCCGTTTCAAATTGTTCTTTCGGTAAGTTGGTTGCTAAGGCCAACTCCCAAACAATTCGGTTTAGGCTTCCGACTGGGTGGCTTTTGGGTTTGCTTCACCGACTATCACTTCAGCGATCGTTTCAGTCCATGCTTCGATTGGCTTGACTGGTTTCCCAGCGGCTTCGCGCTTCATGGCGTGATAGGCCAGAAATACCAAATCGGAAATGCCGATTTTTTCCTGTGCCTGGCTGATCGTGTGTCCTGTGTGCTTCTCCCATTTTACCCACTCAGGTGGCGCAGCCGTGTAGGTCGCCTGCGCCCCGTCGTTGTATTCAATTGTTATTGGTAGTTTCATTTTTTCTCCCGATTTCTATTTTTTAACTGAAGGTTTCAGTAGGTGTTCCTACTACAATGAATGATAGGTCAACGGTTTGTGCGTCTGGTGCTGCCCCGCCCACTGCTGGGAATACTGGCATAACGTTAAACGCGAAAACGGCGCCTGTGACTGCAGTTAGCGAAACTGCCAATGTTGTATTTGGTGCTGATTCGCAAGCCGTCCATAGTGCCTCGCACAATGAACCTGCAGCGCCCCAGTCAGCAAGCATTGAAACGTCAAATGTCCACTGGTCGTCAATGTGCTTGTAAGCCTTGCCGTCAAGTGTTTGGTAAGTTTCGACGGTTGGACTGTTCGCAAGTGTTGCGCTGGTCGCCTGCGCGTCGTAATTAACGGTTGCAATGGTCACGACTAAATCGCGACCAGTAATGATTGTCGTTGGCATTTTGTCCCCTATGTTGTCTGTGTGTAGTAAGTTGAAACGTTGATGTCGGCGACCAGCATTGGTGACTGTCCTACTTCTAGAACCGTCGGCTTTTCGATTTGTCCAACAACGTATCCTGCGGGCATTGCCGCAAGAATTCCCATTATGAGTTTTTCCAGGTTATCAAGTGAACCTGCGTTGCTATTGGAAGCAACAATGGCTGAAATTGCAAAGTTAATCTTGACTTGGGTTTTGGCCTTGCCAATTAAAACAACTTCCATGTATGGCGAATCTGGAACCACCACAATTGCAGGTGGAATCGGTGCTTCGGGAACCGACCCATAAATGTTGGCGGCCAATGCACTGAACGAATTGGCTAGGGCTGCGCGGGTTTCGGCGACTGAATTGGCTGGCATTTACTGCACGACCGTTTCAACATCTAGGTAAGGCATAAGTAAAGTGCTAACGCGGTTGGTCAAACTGCGACCCATGCGATATGGCGTGGCAGTAAAATCGACGCCTTCGATCTGGCCACCAGCTGCAACGCGTGACTGAAAGACTTCAACACTGACCGCAAGAATTGCAGATTCGATAGGCGCACTGTTTGCATAAATGTCGGCAGCTGAATAGCCTGAAAGTGTGGCCGTACCCATTGGAATGATTTCCCGCAAGGTGACATTTGATGAAGTCAATGCAGCGGTAAATGAATACTCAGTTGCGGTTACGACTGTGTGGGTTGCCGTAAATGGCGCTGGCAAACCAGCAACAATGATCGATTGACCAGCAACAAAATGGTGACTGCGCTGGGTGTAGAAGTAAGCCACGTTAGATTCAAGTTTGTATGAATTGATTGCTGAAGTATTTGCCACCAGCATTGGCAAAATTACGGCTTCACTAGTGTTTATTATCTCGTCAAGATAACTGTCACTGTATAACGAAACGCTCACGCCCAGCACTGTTCGCAGTTGACTTGCGGTGACAATACTAGGCATGAGCGTTCCTTTCGATCGACTGCGGCGAGATCGGGAGAACCCGCCGCATGATTAGTTTGTGGGCTTTACGCCTTGTTATTCTTGAACGCGCCAGCGTTAATCTTGTTCGCCACCGCACCAAATGAATAGACGCCGACTGTGATTGAACCGTCAGCGGTTGATTCTGCGCGCAACTGGTATGAAGTTCCTTCGTACCATGTATAAGCGTCAGGGTTGACAACCAGGATTGTTCCGTCGCCGTCGCCGCCGTTTGTTGGGTCAACGTAGAGATTCAATCCTGCAACGTTGCCAGTCAGGCTTGTTGGGACTGCGACGCCTGCCTGATTCATAGGGTTTGAAACCTGTGAATAGATTGGGCGACCAGCGTCATTCAGTGTCATGAGGTTTGACCACTGACCCGTTGACACGATCATATTGCGTGCAAATGGATTTGCAAGACCCGCAGTTGCGCCATAAACGCTCGCTGCGCCACGTCCAACAATGCCAAGCAATTCGGCAGCGGTTGGATAAGTTGCAACTGTTGTTGCGTCAAGTGACGCGTTTGAAATCAAAATGCCGTTGACGTATGAGTTTTGCGCCTTAGCCATTGCCGCGACCATGTTACGAAGTAACTCGTCATAAAATAGGGGCGAAGTTCTGGTCAGCAATTCAACGGAGAATTTTTGCTGCCCCGCAAATTTCTTAACGTCAACTGATAGGAACGCTGAGTTCTGATCTGTGTCTGAAAACGCTGCGTCTTCAGCCGTTACAGCAACCGTTGGTGCTTGTGTAATCTTAGGAATTTCAAATGTCATTCCAGCGTCAGGCAATGCACCGCGAGAGATCGCGTCAATGCTTGGGCGGATTGTCGTTGATAGTCCGTTGACAACTTCAGTTAACTGACGTGTAGGAACAAGTCCTGCGTTGTCTGTTGTGTTGTCAGCTGCAAGAACGTACTGACGTGCATTCTCGTCACCTGTTGCAGCAAGAACCTTGTTTTCAAGATATTTCGCAGCAGTTATTTCAATGCGTGGTGATGATTTGAAACCACCGACTGCATTTGCAGTTGCGGTGATTGACTGGGCGGCTTCAACCGTTTCGGCGGTTGCAGCGTCTTTGACGGTGTCTTCCACTTTGTCTTCTCCTTCTGTTGGTGTTGGTGCTTCAGTTTCGGTTATCGAATCTGAAATTTCGTCTTCTGTTGCGGCGACTGATTCCACGCGCGCTGATCGGATTGCTGGTTCTGACGTCAATGCGACGCCAGTTAATTCGCCAGCCAAAATGCGTACTGTTCCGTCTTTGAGTGTTTCGTATTCGTCAAACGAAACTTCAACGCTGAATCCGTCGCGCAAACCTTCTTGCGCTTCGATCAATGCGTCATTGCCCGCAGTTGTTTCCGCGATTTTGAAAGTTGCGTCAATGCCTTTGTCGCTTGATTCAATTGAAAGCGTTTTGCCAATTCGACGTGTACGGTCATGTTCTAGGTTAAGCAAAACTGCGGTTGGTTCGATTGAACCAGCTGCGAATTGAACCTTGCCGATTGACGCATTGCCTGTTTCTTCGAACGTAACAATGCGCCCAGAAATTGTGCGACTGTTTGAATCGGCCGCAGTAATTTGCATGGGTGTGATGACTTTTTTCATAGCAACATGTCTTCTTCCTCGCGTATTTCTTCGACCGACATTGCGCCGATTCGATTTAAGATTTCGTAAACCTGGGCACGCTCATAAGGATTGCCACGAAGGAAGTCGTCCAAATCAAACGACACACGATTTCCAGCAGGGGTAAAATCCGCAAAACTTAACCTTTGTTCAATGATCGACATGTAATTTCTAAACGCGAAGTCCACCAGGTCGCGCCTTTTGTCTAAGGCGTTGGAATAGGTAAAACTTGATTGCTGGGAATCAGTGAAATACGCAGGTAATCCGCAGGCGCGCGAAAGTTCTAGTGCGACGTAGTTTCGGGCTTCGTTCAGCTGCAAATTCTTTGGGTCATAACCCAATGTTTCCAATGTGACGTCAGCATTCAAAAATGCAGTTGATTTATTCGCTCGCGCGGTGCGCCAGGCGGTCAACAACTTTGAAACGCGATCGGCTGGCAATGAAGTCCCATTGGATTTCAAAACCATTTGCGGAATTGGTTCGACTGCAAAATTCATTGCAGCCCGTTCAAGTGCTGCGGCTGCCTTAATTGTTCGACCTGCGCGAGATAGCAAACCTTCTTGCGTGCCCTGAAAAACAACCAGGTTGGCTGGGTCAACGTAAGCGCCGTCTATCTGATAGGAAACAATTTCATAACCCATTCCGTTTGTCTGAATGGTGATTCGTTCAGGTGCGACGCGTTCCATTGCGCGAATCTTGCCTGTGTCGGCATAACGTTCCATAACGTACGCGTATGCGCTAGGAAAGAAAAACAAATCTGAAATAATCCATGACCAAAACGTTGTGCCTGGGATTCGTGGGTCTGGCTGATTGATCACGCGCGGTTGTGTGACCTTCTCACCTGTTGCCTCATTGCGTGTGTGCATTGGAAGTGAAGCAACCGTCTGAATAATTCCCAGCGCGCGGGCGCATGTAGGAACGCTCATTGCTTCGGCACGCGAAGCCGTAATTACGCCGCCAAATAGGAATAAATTTCCTACTTCACTGTAATACGGCGCAATTGCAGCTGCGTCCACGTTGCTGGCTTCGACTGGAACGGCAGCCTCAACCTTGCGCGTGAATGAATCAAATAATCCCATGCCCGAATTGTGTCAGGCTTATATGTTCAACCCACCATGATGTCAAGATCATTCTCTGGGCGTGTCGCAAAATGTGTCGCGAGCGCGACGGCGACGGCGCTGCACACAACCGACTGTGACGCCCGCCTTCCAATGACCCAGCCCCCGTCGCCACGTCGAAGTTGCACGGCAGCCAACACTTCTTCCGAAAGTTGACTTTGACCCCTGTGCTTCAAACGACCGCTATTGATCGCAGACAACATTTCATCACACGCCTGTGGGTAAACGCCGTCCATGTCGAAAATTGGAATGCCAGCAGGTGCCAGGCGTGCGGCGACTGCTGCGCTGGTTTTGCGACTGTAAAGAACGTATTCGGTTGGATATTTGCGGGCGTAATCTGCCAGGTCGTTGGGAATTGCTTTGTCGTCCAACTGAAGATCATTTTGCCATGTATGCAATAATTTCACCACAAATTGTTCGTTCCCAATTTTCTGAGCGCCGACCAAACTGGCATGTTTTCTGTCTGGGCTAAGATCGATCGCCAACCAGGTCAATTTATCAATGTCTAGATCGATTGACTTATCCAGGCAGTTACCCCAGGAAGCGGCGTCCACCGCGCTATTGATTGCCACGACCCAACGACACAACACTTCAGTCATTACGACGTCAGGCGGGTCATTAAGAACCGATTTGATATTATCGGCGTGGATAAGTGTGCCCATTGAGGGATTGGCGTGCCTTGCGTTCTCTACGCTGATTTCATCACTTGGGGCTGACCATTCGAAATAACCAATGTCATCAGCAACGCCAGCGATCGAAGCCAACGCCCGATCTCGAAATTGGTTAAGCACAACCGACGAAGAATCACCAGCATTTGTGTACGCCATGACCATTGGATTGTTTGCAGCCATAAGGGTGTAGCGCAACGAAGCAAATGATTCAATATCTGTCATTTCGCGTAATTCGTCCAGGTGAATTGTTGATGGCCTGGAAACACCACGCGCAGCTGAACCGCCTGCTCGCACAATGAACCGATTGCCCGTCATGGTTTCAATTTCTTCACCGCCATGTTGCCAGCGAATCTTCTTCACCTGTTTAGCAAGCGATTCGTTCTTTTCAATCATTTGCACCATTGCCCGAAATTGTTCCAGCGACGTGGATAGGCGGTGGGCTGAACCAATCTGCAAATTTTCGTCCCATAGGAATAAGCCGCCTAGAATTCTGATGAGCTGCAAAAACGATTTTCCGTTTTGACGTGCGACCACGATTGTATTTACTGGCGTTGCCCAGCGACCGTCAGGCTTGACTTTGTGCGTGTGAATCAGCGCGAATTTCTGCCATTCCATGAGATCGATACCCAGACTGGTCGCCAGGTCGATCAATTCACCCCCACGTGAGGGCAAATCGTTCAATGCAGTGTGGATTCTGGGGGTTTGTACGCCGATTTGCGGGTTTTGTAGGTCTGTGTCCCTACCCAAAACCGTTTGAGGGCTATTGAGGGCTTCTGAGGCCGTTTGGTGGCCTTCTGAAGGCTTCTCAGTCGTTTTCATGGCTTCTTGAGTTGTTTTGGGGGGATATTAAACCAG